ACGCGATTAAGCGGCTTTCTACTCGCCATCACGCACTCGCCCGATCCATTGCTAGTGGCGTGTCCCAAACCGACTCGGCTATCATTTGTGGCTATACAATCTCCCGCGTATCCATCCTATCCGGCGATCCGATGTTCAAAGAACTCGTCGAGCATTATACTAATAATGTTGAGGCGACGTATATGGATACACATGTGGAACTCGCTGCGTTGGGTAAGGATGCTGCGACTGAGCTTCGCACCCGGCTGGAGGAGACTCCGGAAAAGATTAGTGACTCTATGCTACTCGATATCACAGTTAAGGCTGCGGATCGGACTGGTCACGGGCCGGCAAGCACAAGCAACTCCAACATCAATGTTAATATCAATTTAGCAGAACGACTGAGTGCAGCACGGAAGCGGGTGGCTGAGAAAGCTACTAGAGTTATCGACGCCGTTCCTCTAGCACTAACCGCAGAGTAGTACATCTTATGACAGACCATACAGTAGAACTTGTCAACATGAAGCGTACTCCGGCCGAGCGTAAGATCGATACTGAGTATAAAGAGTCTGAGTTTCCCTGGGGCTTGTCGCTTAATATTCAGGATGAGTCGGTTGACAAACTCGGCTTCGATACTCTCCCACCCATTGGCACAGAGTACCGAGTGATGGCTATCGCGGTAGTTACAAGTGTGAATGAGTCTGAACACGAGAACGCTAAGAAGTCACGTTCGATTGGTTTGCAGATCACGGACCTGGCGCTGGAACCTGCTGAGGATAAATCGGCTAGTGAAAAGATGTTTGGCAAAGCCTAACCAAGGACTAAACACATGAGTGACCAATATACCAAAGAAGAACTTGACACCTTTTTCAGTTCTGGGCAACCACGTATTCAGAAACTCAAAGACATTCTCGAGTACGCGCAGAACGCACCAATCCGAGCACGACTCGCCGGAAGTATCGACGCAAACGTCGGTACAGCGGGCACGGGAGTTACAGCCACTGAGTACGGCACCAAATATTTTCATCGAACTGAACTTGCTGTCGCAATCACCCTCCCGGCCATCACTGGTGGCGCAGACCTTGCAGTCGGAAATTTGATCTATACTCTGCCCGCCGGAGCTATTGTCATCAATGCGGCTCATATGTCGCTCGGCATCACTCAATCAATTGGCAATATCAACGCGGACACGCCCGACGGCGGCCTTGGCACTGTAATCGCTTCTGGCGCTGTGGCGTTATTGGGTGGCACTGCCACCTTCGAGGATATTCTCACCGGTCAAACCTTCAATAACTGTACTGGCACAGCCGAAGTCAAAACTGTCCAGCAACAACTAGTTGTTGAAGCAGCCGCCGCGCACACAATCCACTTTAATGTGGCAGATGGTTGGGCCGCGAGTGGCGACACCGCCGCAACTGTTGCTGGTACAGTCGTTCTTGATTGGACCTTCGTGCAATGAGTAATGTTGATCTCATTGAAGAACTTGCTGAGTTCTCCTCTGACCCTCTAGGCTTTGTTCACTTTGCCTTCCCTTGGGGCGAGTCAGGAGAACTTGAGGATGCTACTGGTCCAGAAGGCTGGCAGCGTGATGTGCTGCAGGACGTGGCGGATGGATTGCTCTCCATCGAAGACGCGGTACAAATTGCGGTCACGTCCGGCCATGGCATAGGTAAATCCGCGCTTGTGGCTTGGCTCATCCTCTGGGCCATTTCAACCTTTGAGGATACTAAGGGAGTAGTCACTGCCAATACCGAAGTGCAGCTTAAGACTAAAACCTGGGCCGAACTTGCCAAGTGGTACAGACTCTTCATCGGTCGAGAGTATTTTAACATGACCGCCACAGCCATCTTCTCTGCCGATCCTGAACATGCTCGTACCTGGCGAGTAGACATGATTCCTTGGAGTGAGCGGAACCCGGAGGCATTCGCCGGACTGCACAACAAACACCGGCGCATCCTTGTTATCTTCGACGAAGCCTCCGCAATCGACGACCTCATTCACGAGACTACCGAAGGTGCTCTCACCGACCAAGACACACAAATCATCTTCGCACAGTTCGGCAACCCCACTAAGAACACGGGAAGGTTCCGAGATTGCTTCCCTGGTGGCAAGTTCGCACATCGTTGGACAACACGAGCAGTTGATTCCCGCACCGTATCCCTTACAAACAAAACACAGATCGCAAAGTGGATCACAGACTATGGGGAAGATCATGACTTTGTACGTGTACGCGTTCTCGGAAAGTTTCCGCGTATAGATGCGACTAGCTTCATCTCCCTTGATGTAGCACGTGAAGCAGCTCAACGGACTGTGCTTAAGCAGATGGGCCAGCCAGTTGTGCTAGGCGTCGATGTAGGACGCTTTGGCGACGATCCTTCAGTCATCTATCCGCGTTGCGGCCGAGACGCGAGTTCTCGTACTATCGAAATATACCCGCAAATTGACACCATGTCCCTGGCCGGCAAGGTAGCAGCTGCATATCTACGCCACCATGCTTCTATGGTTATGATCGATAGTGGCGGCGTCGGCGGTGGCGTAGTCGATAGGCTGCGACAGCTACGCATTCCTGTCATGGAAGTTGACTTCGGCTCGAAGCCCGATGGCACAAATCTCGATGATGGAGCAAAGTATGCGAATAAGCGGGCAGAGATTTGGGGAGCCACGCGTACTTGGCTACTTACCGGAAGCATTCCTGACTCCATCCCAGGCAACGAGACTCCATTAACTGACGAACTTACCGGCCCGTCCTATGGCATGAACGTGCGTGAGGCTATTCAACTTGAGTCAAAGAAAGAGATGCGGCGTCGGGGAGTTGCTAGTCCCAATGTTGCAGACGCTCTTGCCTGCACCTTTGCATATAATGTGTTTGTTCCCCAGCGCTATATAGACAGCATCACTATGCAACAACCCAACGTGGTTGATGACTACAACCCCTTCGAACAGAAAAGGATATATGGCTAATGTCTATTACAAAAATTCTTGGTATCGAGAAGAAACGAGCGCCACTTCCAGACGTGGCGTCTCCTTCTCCAACTCCCACTCCAACCAAAGCCAGTTTGATCTCAGCTGGCTCTCAATCCACTCCTGAGCCAACAGGCTTCAGTTCCTTCATTGCCACTGGTTCGCGTGGTTTGAAGAAACGAGCTAAGGGTATTCGTCGGTCGCTGGTCGGTGCGCGGTAATGAAAGTTGACGAGAAACTCCACACATCAAAGAGGCTCGCACTCCGTGGGTTGGAAGATGAGCGGAATTTGTGGTGGACTCATTGGCGTGAACTGGCTGACTATTATCTCCCTAGGCGCTATCGATGGTTGCTTTCCTCTAATGAGGATAAAAAGAAGAGGGAGAAAAACCCATTCATTCTCGACGGTACGGGTACTATTGCCGCGCGTACTTTAGCTAGTGGTATGATGAACGGCATAACTAGCCCTAGTCGCCCTTGGTTCAAACTTCGCATCCCCGGAGTGCCTGTGGATGATCGCGAGTCTCGTGTGTGGCTTGACGAAGTAGAGCGCCGTATGTCTCTCGTCATGTCTGAGTCTAACTTCTACACGGCAATGGCTGTGTTGTATCTTGATCTTGTAGTGTTTGGCACAAGTGCGATGCTAATCTATGAGGATTTCGAGAGTGTTATTAACTGCTACAACCCCGCAGTGGGTGAGTACTATCTAGGCCATTCTTCTCGGCAGCGGGTCGATACCTTCGCGCGGCAATTTAGCTACAAGGTTCGGCAGGTTGTAGCTGAGTTTGGCTTTGAGAACTGTTCCCCAACTGTGCAAAGCAGGTACACGGAAGGTGGCGCTCGACTTCACGACGATGTAGTCATTGTACACTTGATTGAGCCCAACGACAAGCGAGACGGTAAACTTAATAGTACCTTCAAGTTTCGAGAGTATTATTGGGAAAAGACTGGTCCTTTGGGCACCATGCTTTCCATTAAAGGATTTACAGACTTTCCAGGTATTACTCCTCGATGGGAACTTACCGGCAACGATGCCTATGGCAATTCTCCTGCGATGGACGCGCTGGGCGACGTCATCCAAATCCAGCATGAGACAAAGAAGAAGGCGCAAGCACTTGATAAGCTGGTCTCTCCGCCAATTGTTGCCGATATTCAATTCGAGAGTAAACCTCTTGCCTTGCTTCCTAACGGAGTTACGTACATAGCGGGCACTAACAATGTCGGCGCAAAGCCTATTTATACTGTCAATCCTCCGCTGGGAGAGATGACCGCCGATATTCGCGAAGTTCAACTTCGTGTGCGCGAAACTATGCACAACGATCTGTTTCGTATGATCTCACAATTGGAAACTGTGCGGAGCGCCGCAGAGATCGATGCTCGTAAAGAGGAGAAGCTAGTTCTTCTTGGCCCAGTACTGAACCGCTTTAATAACGAAGCGCTCAATCCAGCCATTCGCCGTATCTATGGCATTATGGATCGTAATCGGGCGTTGCCACTAGCCCCTCCCGGTATTGCCGACAGGGAGATTGAAATTCAGTACGTCAGCGTGCTATCTTCTGCCCAAAGCGCAGTCGGCACTGCAGCCGTTGAACGTTGGTTGCAGCTTGTTGGAGAACTTGGTGCGGGTATTTATCCGAAGGCTGTGAATGTTCCTGACTTCGACGCCATCCTCCGCGACTATGGCCGCGACATAGGTGTTCCGGCCAAGCATATCAATTCAGTTGCTGAGACCGATCAACTAAATCAATCAACTGATCAACGTGACCAAGCACGTGAAGCAGCTGCGCAAGGCACCGCTCTGGTTGACGCAGGCCAGACCCTTAGCCAGACCGATGTCGGTGGTGGCTCCAACGCACTCCAACAGTTGTTAGCCCAATGAGCCGATATTACGACGAAGAAGAAAAGAAACTTGATAAGGCTGTCAAGAAGGATAAGGATGCGGCAAAGACCACTGCATTCGAAATTGACTCAGCCATCCATGGTCTGTATTCCACGAAGGAAGGGAGACAGTTGCTCCTTTGGCTCCTTCGTATAGGAAAAGTAAGTAACCAACCGTTTGCTGCGAACGCACTTATTACAAGTTTCAATTGCGGCGAACTTAACGTGGGACTGCAAGTGCAAGCCCGCATCATCGAAGTAGACTCCGCCGGTTATGTGCGGCTACTACAGGAGCAAGAAAATGACAGACGAACTCAATCCAAGCCCAGCGCCTAACGACGTACCAGCAGCTGATCCTGCGCCAGACCCCGGTAAGGCGGCAGACGATGTAGTAGCTGCACAAGCTGTGGCCGCTAAAGCTGCGGAAGATGCTGCGGCTACCAAGGCTGCTGACGAGGCAAAAAAGGCAGACGAAGCTAATAAGGATGATCCTAAGTCTACGGAGTATACCCGTGAGACTGTTATCATCCCTGACGGAGTTGAGGTTGACGAACAGCTACACGGCGATTTCGTCATCCTTGCGAACAAGCACGGCCTATCGCCAGAAGCGGTATCCGATCTTGTAAACCTGCAAACGAACGCCATGAAAGAGGCCTCTGAAAAGGGTAGCCACCTTGTGGACGAGCAGCAGGAAACGTGGGCCAAGGAAACCGAAGCTGATAAAGACATTGGTGGAGACGCTCTTGACGAGCACCTTGGTAATATCTCGAAGCTGATTGATGCGTTTGGTGGAAAAAGGACTGACGAAATACGAGCGGCCTTCGACTTTACCGGGTTTGGTAATCATCCTGCGGCAGTGTTTTTCTTGTCTCAGGTCGCAACTGAACTTGCGGAAGGCAGGCTTATAGCCGGCAATCCAGGTTCTGGCGAACGCACCGCAGCTGAAACCCTCTACCCTTCTCAGGGTAAAACATAAGGAGTTAGGAAATGGCTACCCTGTCAATCGTTAATCCTACCCTCATGGATTTGGCTAAACGAACCGATCCTGATGGTAAGATTGCAACCATTGTCGAGATGCTCAATGAAACGAACGAGATTCTCGACGACATGTCTTGGCTTGAGGGCAACTTGCCCACCGGCCATCGCACAACTACACGTACCGGCATCCCAAACCCAACCTGGCGTAAGATGTACGGCGGCGTTCAGCCTACGAAGTCAGAGACGGCACAGATTACTGACAACACTGGTATGCTCGAAGCGTATGCCGAAGTTGACAAAGCCCTCGCTGATCTCAACGGCAACACCGCTGAGTTCCGGTTGTCAGAAGATCGAGCTCATATCGAAGGCATCGGCCAGACCGTTGCTTCTACTATCATCTACGGTAGTGAAGTGACAACGCCAGAGTCATTCACGGGCTTGGCTCCTCGATACAACAGCCTGTCGTCTGAAAACGCCGACAATATTATCAATGGCGGCGGTTCGGGTTCCGACAATGCGTCTATCTGGCTCGTTGTTTGGGGACCAAACACAGTCCACGGTATTATCCCCAAGGGTTCTACCGCTGGATTGCAGATGACTGACAAAGGTCAGGTTACTATCGAAGATGTGGATGGTAACGGTGGCCGGATGGAAGGTTATCGAACTCATTATCGCTTTGACGCGGGACTCAGTCTCCGTGATTGGCGCTATGTTGTTCGTATCTGCAATATCGACAAGTCAAATCTGGTCAAGGATGCGGCCACTGGTGCTGACATTATTGATTTGATGACGCAGGCTGTAGAACTTCCGCCGAATTTGTCGATGGGTCGTCCGGTGTTTTACATGAGCCGTACACTCCGCACGTTCCTGCGCCGGCAAATGGTTGCTATGGTGAAACAGTCAACCCTCACCATGGACACAGTTGCCGGTAAAAAGGTTCTTGCCTTCGACGGTGTGCCGATCAAACGTGTGGATAAAATGGCTGCTGATGAAGCTACCATCACGTAAGCCTCACTGAACAAAGGAGAAAATGTTATGATTATGGACGAACGACTTGAGTTTGCGGATGCAGTATCGATTGCTGCATCCGCAGGTACGGCGTTGATTGGGGATCAACTGGACATGAGCCTGCCCAATCGCGATGTTGGAATGGGCGAGCCTGTGTATCTGGTGATTGAAATTTCAACGACGGTCGCAAGTGGTGGATCAGCTACGGTTCAGTTCCGGCTTCGGTCGGACTCGACTGCAGCCATTCACGCTACTACCTCGACTGGTCATATCGACACGGGAGCACTTGCTCTCGCGACGTTGGTCGCCGGGTACACGCTGGTTATTCCTCTGCCTATGGGGATTAACTATGAAGAGTTCCTCGGATTGCAGGTTATCACTGGTACTGCTACAACGACCGCCGGTGCTATCAATGCCTTCTTGACACTCGATCCTCACGGCTGGACGGCTCTGCCCGATGCGGTGAACTAGGATGCGTGTCAAACTCAAACGTGACTGGTTTGGTCCACGTTCGGTTATGTACCCGCGCGGGACCCGTACCATGCCGGACGATATCGGCATACTGCCTAAGGATGCAGTAATTGTTGAAGGGCCTGTGATCGAGGAACCTCCGGTTGAGCCGGACGATCTCGATGACGAGCCTGCTGAGAAAAAGCCGGAGAAGAAATTTGGGTCTAAAGTATCCGAATAACTAGGAAGAACCGATATGACAACCAGCATTACTAATCTATACAACAAGGCTCTTTCCATTGTTGGGACGAAAACGATGGTTGTCTCTCCGGAAGAAAATAGTCGCGAGCGGGACGTATGCGATTTATGGTATCCTTCTGCTCGCGACCAAGTCCTTCATGCAGCTTCTTGGCATTCGGCCAAGGGGATTTTCCGCCTTGCGTTGCTCAAGACGCGAGACTCCGCAGTCGCCTGGGCGAACGACGATCCGGAACCAGGCTGGAAATACTTGTATTCACTACCGAGTGATTGTCTCCGACCGCGATTTTTATCGACTTACGAGTCTTTTGTCGCGGGCGTTTCGCCCAATGCGACACCTTCAGCTACTGAGTTAAACACACTCTCCACAAACGTGGAAAAGGCAATTCTTATTTATACAAAGCGGCAGGAAGATGTGCGATTGTGGGGGCCGAACTTGGAGTTAGCAATTGTAAACGCACTTGCAGCCATGATTGCCATGCCCTTACATGGCAAAATAACTCGTGCGAAGTATGCAGCAGAACAGGCAAACAATTTCATTTTGAACGCACGGGTGGCTGCAGCAAACGTAGACTCACGAATTCTTGACTCGGTTCCGTCATGGATACAGGCGCGAGATACTGCGTTAGCAACGCCGGTAAATCGCTACGTTTATCCCAACGGACGATCAATCTCTGTCGCGGAGGCTGCAAGTGTCAGTTGATTTTACAAAGTATTCAATTCTTGCAGGTGAAATAGACCCTGCACTCTTTGGACAAACTAACCTTGAGAAATACGATCAAGGCGTAGCACTGGCAATCAATTACTTTGTCGATTTCAAAGGAGGGTTGCTTTCGCGGCCTGGATCAGAGTTTGTCGATTTTGTCAAGTCTGACGATAAGGCTACAAAGTTCGTACCCTTCAACTTCGCACCGAATGTTAGTAACACCTACATCATTCTATTCGGCCATCTCTACATTCGGTTCATACAAGATGGGGCGTACGTACTCGAAGCTGACGTTGCGTTGAGTGGAGCCACGCAAGCTAACCCCGGCGTGATTACGAGTACTGGCCATAGCTTCGTAACTGGTGATTGGTTGAAGCTGTCCGGTGTAGTCGGAATGACAGAACTCAACGGCGTAACGGTAGAAGTTGGGGCTACTACCACCAATACGTTTGAGATATTGGATGTTTTTGGTGCGAATATAGATTCGACTGCGTATACAGCGTATGTTAGTGGTGGAGTAGCTAATCGAATATATACGCTGACTTCGACGTATGACGAAGCAGACTTGCTTATTCTACGGGCTGAGCAAACTCGTGATCTTGTACGGCTTACTCATGAAAATTACGAGTCGTTTGATTTGGTTCGTCTTGCACATACTTCGTGGACTTTGACGCTTACAACAACTAGTAATAGTATGACCAAGCCTGCAAAGCCGACTGTTACTGCTAGTACTGCGGGCACAGCTGGTGCAGCTTACGCCGTTACTGCATTGGATGGAAAGGGCAAAGAGAGTCTGGCTAGTGAATACAACCTTACTTCAGCTTCTGTGGACATTACCACAACCGCAGCTGCATCCGTACGTCTGACCTGGCCGGCTGTAGCCGGAGCAAAACTCTTCAATGTATATCGCAGTTTGTTTCAAACAAGTCAAGCTGATGTGTCCCGAGCTGACGATGTGGGCTTTATTGGAGTAGCCTATGGTGGTGTTTTTATCGACAACGGAATTGTACCCGACTTTACCCAAACTCCGCCAGAAGTTAAAACACCATTTTACAACGGGCGTATTCTCACTGTTGACATCACAGCCCCAGGTACAGGGTACAAAAACACAGACTCGGTTGTCATTACTGACGGCGGTAGTGGCACTGGTTTTGCTGGTTTTCCTGTGATTGCCGATAGTTCCGGGCAAATATTAGGCGTGGTGATTACCGCTACTGGTAAAACGTACACTAGTCCGGTCGTAACCTTTACTACATCAACAGGTAGTGGAGCGACCGCAACAGCCACCTTTGCAACTGCGACCGGCAATCCTCCTGCAGTCTCGGCATTGTTCCAACAACGTCAAATGTACGCGGCTTCGCTTAACGATCCCTTGACTGTGTGGGGAAGCAAGAACGGCTTGTTTGGAGATTTCAGCTTTGCGCGTATTTCTCAGGATAACGACTCGTTAGAATTTGAACTTAACACACGTCAGGCCGCGCCTATTAGGCACATGCTTCCGACTCGTTCAGGCTTGCTCCTGTTCACTCAATCGTCAATTCATCAGCTAGCTGCCGGTAGTAATATTGCGGTGGTGGTGACTCCAAAAAATCCGTTAGCCGATCCGCAGTCATACACGGGTGCATCATTGCTTCCGCCACTCACGATTGATACTGAAGTGTTGTACGCTGAGGGACGTGGGCTAGCTCTACGCTTACTTGAGTATGACAACTCACGAAAAGTTTTTGGCGGGGTTAATGTTACAATCCTTTCCAGCCATCTGATTAAGAATAACACGCAGCTAGTCTCGTGGACCTTTGCTTCTAATCCTCATAAAGTTGTATGGGGTGTACGGGAAGACGGTAGGATGCTCGGCTTCACACTAGAACGCGAGCAGGACGTGTTCGCTCTTACACAGCATTCTACTCAAGGGCTGTACAAAGATATCGAGCAGGTGGCCGAAGGTGAACTAGACGCTGTATACCTGATGATTAAACGGTATGTAAATGGCCGCTGGACAAAGTTTATTGAGAAGATGGCTAGTCGCACATTCGATAATATTGAAGATGCCTGGTGTGTTGATTGTGGCTTGAGCTTGTCTCATACCTACCCGGCTGCTATGCTTACTCCTGCTGCATCGACAGGTACAGGTATCTCGTGTGTTGCCGACGCGAGTGTGTTTACCTCCGCGAATGTGGGAGATGTGCTGCGTGTTGGTGGAGGTAAGGGAACTGTTGCGACCTATATAAGTGGTACGGAAATTACTGTGGATTTTGTACGGGATATCACAGCGGTTATTCCGGAAGATGTGGCCAACACTCCGTTGCAAGCGTTAGCTAATGCCTGGACATTGGACACGCCCGTTACGTCTATCTCAGGGTTCGGCCATCTTGAAGGTATGAGCCTCGTGGCTTTGGCTGATGGTGCTGTGTATACCGGTCTAGTCGTTACAGCCGGCACCATCACGTTCCCCGAAGGTGTTACTAATATGGTTGCGGGGTTGGGCTATACTTGCGTTGCGCAAAGTCTGCCGACTGCTTCTGGTGACGTAGTCTTAGAAGGTAAACGCTTGCGGACGGTTGGGGTGGCTATCCGCACTTTGGACACTAGAGGATTAAAAGTTGGTGCATCCATGACTAGCTTGTACGATATGAAGGAGCGAACTGATGAGCCATACGGTGAGGCGATCCGTGCACAGACTGGCCAGAAATATACCCTGATCGACGCTCCGTTTTCTGAAGGTGGACAAACTTACTTCGTTCAAGATAACCCGTTGCCTGCTGCTATTCTCAGTATGGTGTTCGACCAAGAACTCGGGGATATGGAGGGCGGATGATGGATGCGAAATTGGTTGTAGAAATGTCAGAAGATTGTCGGCAAACTATTGCCGATCCAGCTTGGCTAGCTAATCAAGAGGCATTTACCGGTAAGAAAAACGTGTTTACTTTATCGCATCGGGTTTGGCAACTTATGGGTGAGGACAAGGCAGTGGTTGCTCTGGTCGGAGTTGCCAAACAATCGCAAATTGGGTCACACCCTCAGATGTGGTTTATGCGTTGTGCGCCCTTTGATACTAATGTATTTGGCAACGCAAGGGGCTGCAAGCGGTTGCTAGATACTGCTCTCAGCTTCTACCCCTGCTTGGAAGTATCTGTACTGCGAACCGATAAACTCGCAGCGCGCTTCGCCTCATTCATGGGCTTTTCATACGTAAGTTCTGATTGTAATTTCCATTCTTATAGGATATACCAATGTCAGTCTTAGCTTTATCACTCATCGGAACGGCGATTAGTGCTGTTGGTCAGATAGCTGCTGGCAAAGCACAAGCCTCTGCCGACGAATATCAAGCACAAATTGCGTTGCGCAATGCGAAGATACAAGATGAGAACGCACAGCGTGCACTGAAGCGTACACAAATTGAAGCCCAGACTGAAGATTTACGAGCGGCTGCAATTTTAGGGGAACAAACTGCGACGCAGGGCGCTAGCGGATTGAGTATTTCTAGCGGTAGTTTTCGACGAGTGCGTAAAAGTACTCGAAAGGTTGGCAGGTTGAGTTCACTCAATATTATCCAAGGCGGTGAGATTGAAGCCTTTAACTCGCGAGTAGACGCGGCTAACTTCCGGGCCAATGCAGAAGGTTATCAAGCAAGTGCGCGTAACGCGAAAAGCGTGTCATACTTTGGGGCGGCGACTTCACTCATAGGCGGGGCTACTTCGTTTAGACGCAGTTCTCGTTTTGCTAATTCAGCACCACGGGCTGTTCCCTTATCAAGGATATTACGATGAAAGTTTCTACTCTCGACACTCCGCGTGTTGGCCCGTCAAGTTTGAAGCTGACTACGTTTTCTGTACGAAGCGTTAGAAATGGCGCAGCGGTTGGAAATGCTTTATCCGGCCTTGGCGATGCGGTGACGGGACTTGGACTCAGCTTGCGAAAACAAGATGATAAGGATAAGCGGTTTAAGGCTCTTGTTGATCTTAGTGCATTTGAGTCTGATGCTTCTGCAGAACTCGATACTATGAGCCAAGCTACTCCGCCTGGAGATACGAACTTTGCTGATCGAGCCGATGCGACTTACGGCCAACGCGAGGACAGTTTTCTCAAGAAAATTCCGGCAGAGTTGCGTGGAGAATTTAAGGTACGTACTAGTCAGTACCGCCAACGGTTCAACGCAAAAGCACGGACGCATCAGCAGACTTCGATGAGCCAATACTACGATGCAAGCATGGCGATTGAATACTCGCGCCAGCAACAGGTAGTAGCGAATAACCCAGACCAGTTGCAAAAGAGTCAAGATGCGATGGTTGCACTTACTGACAGCACATATTGGGATGGCCTTAAGAAGGCTCGATTTGCAGATACGGCTACCCGAGGCTTGGCTGGCGTCGTGTACAAGTCTCGGGTCAAAAAAGCGATGGTCGATGCCTCAGCTGGTGGACCTGGTAGTAATATAGTCGGCTCGGTCTCTGACGTAATCACAACTGCCGCAGGGAATTACGGTGTAAGTGCAAAGGCACTGAAAACGATAGCGTGGCTTGAGTCTCACGGAAACGCCACAGCGCAAAATCCAAAATCGACTGCTGGAGGATTGTTTCAATTTATTGATAAAACTGCATCAGACTATGGTCTCGCAGACAGGTTTGATCCTGCTCAAGCTGCAGACGCGGCCGCTCGGCTTATGCGTGACAACCGTAATGGACTGATTAAAGTCTTGCGGCGAGAACCAACTGTTGGTGAATTATATCTTGCGCACCAGCAGGGCTTAGGTGGTGCACGGCAGCTACTCTCTAACCCTACCGCTCTGGCAGTTGATATAGTAGGTAAGGCTGCTGTGTTAAATAATGGTGGCGACTCGACTATGACCGCCCAGGAGTTTGCTAATTTGTGGATTAACAAAGCTGAAAATGGAGTTAATGAACTTGACTCAGCTTACGATGGCCTTACCTTCGACACTCGAAAGCAGTTACGTGCGGATGCAGAACGGGAGGCTCGAGGTGAGATTGCGCAAACACTCAAGGAAGCAACGCTAACTCGTAACGCAGCATTTGAAGAATTGCAGCAAAACCTACTCGATGGGACTGCGAGCCAGGAGTCCATTGACATGGCAACCAAAACTGCAAACTTTACCGCGAAGCAACGGGCGCAACTTATCCGCATGACTACTGAAAAAGACACCGAGGCGAAGCGGCGGTTGGAAATGCAAGGTAGGTTGGAAGCTGGAAGCGGCTATAATTCCGTGACTGACCAGAAGCTTTTCAATGCCTGGGTTAGTCGTGATGGCGAAGTAAAACTGGCAAATCTTGACGAGGGGTACGTGGGGGAATTAGCTCAGGCAGTAACTATCGCACAGGACATTCCTACTTCTGCGGTAGGTGTGCTTGAGACTATGAGTAAGAGTGGCAAAGATGAGACTCTTTTATTCTCCATGCAAGCCTTGGCTCAACTCGAAGCGGCAAGTTTTGATGGGTTCAATCGTCGAGTGACCGGTGAACTCGCAAAACGCTATGATCGGTATGCTTCGATAAAAAACTCGTTATCTTTGGAACCGGACAAACTTGCTGCGTTCATACGCGGTGGAGCTGAACTCGTGGACCAACAGGCTCGCCCGGAACTTGAAAAACAAGCGCGGGAATTACTCGGCGGTATGGATATAACCCGATTGTTTGGTGAGTCTATCAGCGGTAGCAGCATCCCAACACTTGGATTAACTACTGTACTCGAAGCTGGATTTGGACAATTCAAGGCCATTGAGCCTCGACTGAAACGAGCCGGCACCGCCGCATTCGTTGAGAATTATTTAATAACTGGTGATAAGAGTGCGGCTCAGGAAGCGATGCTGCGCAAACTCTCGCGGTCTTGGGGCGTGACTGAACTTGGCGGACAGGGCGATATACTTACCGAGTATCCGTTAGAAAGTGTGTATCCGCCAGTATCCGGAAGTACCTTGCAGGTTGTAGGAGACTACCTAGGTGGAACTAACTCCGACTATCGCTTCTATGATGAACAGATTAGGCAGCAGTACAAGCTGACAAATGGTCAGACTTATGAGTTGTTTGCTGATGATCTAACAATTCGTGAGATTGAAGCGTATAGAGCTGGTCGACTTAATGGACTCCCCGCATATACAGTCCGCATTTTTGACGAGGACGGAAATATGAAAATAGCCGATCAGCCGTATGTCGGCACATTACCGGAGTCTAAATAATGGCACAACTTACTCGGCAGCAAAGATTGCAACGGTTGTCAGGGCAGGTTGTGCCAATCAACCCGGAGCAAAATCCTGCGGATACTAGTCCAAGTATTTCTCAGCGAGTGATTTATCAAAACGAAAACCTTTCGACTCGTCGCCGAATAATTCAAGGGTTTGAGCGTGGACAACTTGACACTCGCGGGGGTCGAGCTAAGTTTGGTACGATTAACGATACGTCGCCTGAACTCCAAGCACAGCTAGATGGAATTAAGGCTCGGCAGATGAAGCTGGGTGATGACGACGGAGGTGGCTTCACCTCGTTTCTCGCGGGGTCTGCAAAGATAATTGGCCAATATGCCGAAACTCTGTCTAGTGGTAAGACAGCTCGCAATATTGCTTTTGGTGCAAGTGTGGGGGCGGGAATCGGTTTAGCTGGTGGGCCGCTTGCTCCCGTAACGGTTGCTGCAGGTGTGATTGCAGGTGCTGGTGCTGGCTTGTTGACTAGTTTTGCCGGTGAAAGTTTTGTTACAAACGGCGGGGACATTTACGTCGAAGCTATTGGAGCGGGTGTTAATAAAGAGACTGCAAAATATCTTGCGTATGGTGGAGGTGTGTTAACGGCTGCGCTGGACACAGTTAGCGCTTCGCTTATCTTGAAGCCCGTCAGTGCTGCAGGAAAGGCATTGTTCACTTCTGGCGTTAAAGCGGTATTGAAACGTCCAGCTGTGCTCGCAGCCGCTAAACAGTTCGCTAAAGACTACAGTCTTGCACTCGGTGGTGAGGTGGTTACGGAGACTTTGCAGGAAGCTGTGCAAATTGCTGCGGTTGAGATTGGTAAAAAAATTACTCCAAAAGAACTTGACATGATCTCGGCTGAGGAAGTCGCGACTAGGCTTGAGAATATTGCTATCGAAACTTTCAAAGGTATGGCCTTGCTAGCTTTGCCCGGTGCTGTGGTCAATTTTACCGCTAGTAGCGTTGCAGCAAGTCGGGCTAAGGCGACTAAAAAATCACTTGTCGAATTGCAGGCAGCAGTTGAGGAAGGTAAGAAGTTAGGTATTCCCGAAGCTGACCTTGTGGACCAGCAAGAACAACTGATGGAGGAAGGTAAAGTTTCTGGTGTTCATATCTCTGTCGATGCGCTAGATGAATACGCAGCCTCGATTGAAGTCGATCCCGCTCAAGTGTATGAGGATTTGGGCGTTACTAGTCAAGTTGAAGAAGCGCATACTCGCGGCAACGATGTAGTTCTCACCAATCGCACGTACATCGAGAAGATACAAAACACTGAGGCGTTTAATTCGCTAGTTGATTTTGTGCGGTTGAAGCCAGAAAGCATGACTGAAGCGGAAGCGCGAGAGTTTGAAAAGACTGGCTTCCAAGAAGAACTCGATCTCGTCGATACCACGAGGCAAACTACCACGCCCGAAGAACAAGCAGTCGCCACTGCCGAAGCCCAACTCGGTTTGCAGGCTATGTTTAAATCAGCCAAAGAAGCTGGTATGACTCCTAAAGAATATGAGGCGTACCTTACGAAGTTGCAGAAAGCGGCTGACACGTCTAATAGCCGTCATGAACGAGCACAACTCAAAATTGCGCAGAAGGAAAACAAAGAAGCACTGAAAGCCGAACGAGTTGTGCTGGAAGATCAAGCTACTGAAACAGTTCGGCAACAACCGATTTATGGAGCATTGAACTCGCTTGGCGCGATTAGGTTAGACCAGGCTGCGACGTTAGCTGCGCTAAAAGGAGATAAAAAATCCCTACAAGCCTTGCCCAGACAAGTTGGTGGACGACGGATTTACGCTCCGGCTGGTGAGCCAGGTATAACTCCTAGTGACTTGGCTGACTTATACGGTATAGATGGTGGAGATATTTTACTGTTTCAGCTTTTGGATAACTTCGTCACCGAAGCCGATGCTATTCGGATTGAGACTGATCGGTTAGTTGCGGAAAGCCCCAATGGACTTGCACGTGAGCAAGCAAAGATCGAAGCTGCGTATCAGGCATTGGCACACGATCAGCAAAGCGCCGTGCTTGCGGCTGAACTTAACGCTCTTCGCGCTGCGATTAAGGCAAAGACCGTGAGGCTTCCGTTACTCCGAGCGGCTGTTCGTGCTCGTCTTGGCCAGTATCTTATCAAAGATATTAAGCCTGCGCAGTTCCTTGTAATATCTCGTCGCCAGGCTCGGTTAGCCGCCAAGCTATTGCGAAAGGGTGATCGTGAAGGAGCAGCACAAGCAAAGTTTCGGCAGCTATTAAATTTCCAATATATGCTCGAGGCGTATAAGATTAAGGATCAGGTCAAGGCTCAGCGAAAATATCTTCGCAAGTTTGCAAAAAAGGCAAAAGTGCAGGAGCCTGGTAAAGTCACATTGCCACTCGATTATTTACTCGCCATACGTACTTTGCTTGGCGGAACACAATTAAAGGCTCGATTGACCGACAAAGCTCGTAACAAGCTATTAGTTAAATTTTGGAAGAAAGAGGCTGAGCGAGGTGTTGCAATACAAATGCCTAAGCGGCTGCTCGAGGAACAGGAGGGTAAAACACACTACGAGAATTTGACACTTGAGGCCTGGAATGAATTATACAACACTGTTAAAGAGGTTGAACACAAAGGCTTCGAACAAGGTAAGATGCTTCGAGAGTCTACAAAAGAGCAGCTTGATGAAATAACTGCAGACGTTGCTGATAATATTATTGCGAACTTGAAAAATCGTTCGGGGCAGATTGTCGAAACTCGTTGGGAGCGTAATAAGAAAGTAGGTAAAGCATTTGCGAGTATCATTATCAATGCTGATACGACTTTGCGTAAAGCCGATGGTTGGAAAAATCTCGGCAAAGTCTACTTAGCGATTAAAGGCGGCATAGACCAGGCGATGACTGAGGGTTACCAGCCCGGTCAAAGTGGGTATGTACGACGTGAGGCGCAGGCAAGTGAACGCATTGTAAAACTATTCTCTGTTTTCACTAAGCAAGAGCGGGGCGACATGACACTGAAGGTTAATATCCCCGGTGTGCGCCGGCAAATGTCCCATCAGAGTATCATAGCGACTCTACTCAATTCAGGGAATTTGGAAAATCGACGGGCGCTTATTGCCAGTGGACAATTTACCGAAGAAGAATTACAACTCGTTTGGGACCACGCGAGCAAGCGAGACTGGGAATTTACACAATCTGTTTGGGACTATTTGGAAGAATTTTGGCCGGAGGTTAAGCAGACCGTCAAGCGTCGAAAGAATGTTGATAGTCAGAAGGTTGAGGCACTCGAAGTAAACACTGTGCATGGCGCATATCGTGGCGGTTACTACCCATTAAAGTATAATTCCGATGAGTCTATCCTTGCTTCATTCACTACTATGGAAGAGTTAGTTCGTGAAGAAAGATTTGGAGCAGCTACGTTAAGCCACACTCAAGATGGGCATACTAAAGATCGAACGCAGGGACAAGAGGGTAAAGTCAAACTTGATTTACAAGTATTCAATTCCCATGTTAATCAGGTTATCTATGACTTAGAAATGGGTGATGCGGTGTATGACTCATATCGTGTATTGTACTCAAACCATGTAAAGAAAGCGTATGAAGAAACTGGTAATATTTCTGATTGGGAAAAGCTCGATGTTTGGTTAGCTAACGCAGTTACCGGAGAAATGCACGCTACGGATGTAATGAGTGTTGGTGCTCGTTATCTTCGTGGAGGATTTACCGTTTCCAAAATTGGTTTTAACCCTGCGACGATAGCGTTGCAACCACTTGGCTTGCTTCAAAGCGCTGTGATATTAGGTAAGCGTAGGGTTATCATGGGACTCATGACTGTAATGAAATCACCTCAATGGGGGCCTAATAACATCTATGATGCAGTCGGTGCTATGTCGGGAGCGATGGAGACTCGAAGCGCGACCTATCAACAAGACATAACGGTGGCAAAACAGTTGTTAAAAAGTTCTCTTGTCCGAAAGTTTACGCCAGGAAACACTGCTGAGTATATGGCCGATCTAGCCTTTATCGGAATTAAAAAGCTACAACGTATGGTTGACACAGCCGTATGGTTAGCTGCACACGAGAAAGCACTCGAAGAATTCAACGGAGACGAGGCAAAAGCTATACGGCAAGCTGATCGAGATGTTATCCGCACACAGGCTTCGGGTAACTTTCAAGAACGAACTCCGATTGAGCAAGGCGCACGATCTAAAAAGGATAGGCAGAATGAAATGCTGCGAGCGATGGTGCCTCTATTTAGCTATTTCGCGGTTAAAACCAATATCATGCTTGAACGGTCAGCGATTGCCAAACGAGACTTTAAACAAAGCACTGGCATTATTCCGAAGCTGGGTGTAACGATAAGCTACACTACGGATATGATGCTGCTGTATACAGTTGAGGCTTTGCTTGCTGCTGCCATTCGTGGTCAACTTCCAGATGATCCTTCCGACTTAGTTGAATTTGCATTCTTGGAAACAGCTCGATCAATCGGGGCAGGACTCCCAATTATTCGTGATGTGTTGTCAGAAGCTGTTGGCTTCCGAGGTGGTGGTGTGTACGGTTCTACTCTCGGAGAGTTTAGAAAGTTTGCAGTGCAAGCATACCAAGGTAAAATTGATACTGCCCTTGTTAAGAGTGGAGGAAGACTATTCGGTACTTTGTTCGCTATTCCAGGCGCAAGTTACGGAGTTAAGCTCTTTGAAGTAGGACAGAAAGCCGCATCTGGAGAGGATGTTAGATTACTTGAGTGGTTTATGGGGCCAAGATGGGAAAAATAGCTGGGTATGGCTATGGTGCACGGCATCACGTACATACCATAAATCTCTTGCCATCGTCTATCACATGACTTATAATAACCATCAGACTGAAAGGTAACTACTCGATGACAGTCTCTAATACAACCCGCACGGTCACTGCTACAGGTAACAGCGTAACAACGGTTTTTCCGTATGCGTTTAAGATACCCACTACGAGTGATTTGATAGTCAGTTTGTATGATAAGACGACGCTGGTTACAACTGTGTTGTCCACGTCAGTTTTCTCAGTCACTGGTATTGGGTCTGACTCCGGCGGCAATGTTACTTATCCGCTGTCTGGCAGCCCTATCACATCGAACGAAGAAATCATTATTACTCGAACTGTGGCCGAGACACAGGCGTTGGCAATAGCAAATCAGGGCGGCTTTCTGCCTAATGCAATTGAAACACAGCTTGACTTAACAGTCATGCAGATACAACAGCTGAGTGACCAGCTCGGCCGAACTGTCAATTTGCGTATAGGGTCGTCCTTTGCAGGACCGATTATTGCTGATCCTGTCGAAAGTAATTTGTTGCAATGGCAGTCAGGAGCGTTGGTTAACGTAACTGCCGGCTCGTTAGGAGTAGCGTG